GTTTAGTTGGAACTCGGAGTAAAGAACTTGAGAAGGAACACGCTTTAAGGTTGCAACAAAAATGGGGCAATAAAGTTGTTACAATTTTTCGAACCACAGCTTACGGGAACGAAACAATTAACCCGAAAGTTGCAGTTCCAAT